GAAGACAACACATATAGATGGATTGTTTGTGCAAGATATAAGAAAGACTGCCCTGACTTCGCATGTATTAGATGCGGAGAAATAGAAACACTAACAGAAAAGGAATACAAATGAGTACAACACAAGAGATAGACCTAGGTGCAATTACACCAGAACATCTAGCAATCGTTCAAGATGTATACAAGATGATGGCTTTCCTATTAGATGAGGATGCTAACTATGATCAGCTAAGTACCGAAGAGCTTGAGCTAATCCACCTAGCAACAACCAACATCAAAATACGTGACGGTGTACTTAAGTACTTCAGTGATGCACCATTCAACATTCGAGTAGACATTATGAAATCATTTACAACTATTAGCCAGGCTATGGTTGACGATGAGTTGATGGAAGCAGAAGCAATTGGTTACTCATCAATGATCTTAGCTGCCTTCATGCTATGCCATGCAGGTATGCTAGAAGACTTTGATGAAGACCGTGATGTTGAGTATGAACTAAAGCTAGTAGATGATTTACTACATGAAGCAGTAACACTAGGCTGCGAAGCTAGTCTATTAGGACTACTAAGAATGGCACGTGACCACAACATCCCACCACGTATCTTCTACTCATCACTACAAGCAGTTACATTTCATCACACAACAGATCCAGTAGGTCACCTTAATGGGTAAAAGGATACAAGTAATAACAAAAGGTCCTAAAGAAATAAAGCGAGAAAAAAAGCAAGCTCTTAAATTAAGGCAGGCAAAATGATTAAGACAAGCAGCGGTACCGTGTACTACACACAAAAAGAAATGACTGATAGAACCAATGAAGTTATGGAAGATGGCTACAAAATTACCAATGCTATCTATGAAAAAGCAAGAGAGATGGATTGGTGTAGTGAGTATGATGACTGGGCTTATGAAGTAAATAGAAACCTTAAGTACTTTGAAGTACCACTTATGCGTAGAGAATGGGCAGTTACATACACTTTAGAACGTACTCAAAGAGCAACAGTAACAGTGCAGGTAACAGCACGTGATAGTGATGATGCGGAAGATCAAGCTGATGAAGCTTACGATACTTCTGATTTAGTAGATAAGTTAGATGAAAGCGATTGGGATACAACAAACGAAACGATTGAAGAGACAGAAGCACAGGAGATTTAATGAGCATCAAAGACGAGCCGTGGTTTAACGACCCGTTTGATTGGTACGAACGAGAAGGACATCCAGAGATTGTAGGCATAGCCATAACAGAGAAGGTAGCACTTGATTTTCTTCAAGCATTATACCAAATCTATAAACGGTTAGAACGCAATGATAGAACAAAAGCGATGGAAGATGCCAAGCAACTAGCAATACTGCTATTAGCTAGTGCATTTGATTACGCTGAAGAAGCAATAGATGAATTAATTATACAAGAAGTAAACGCAGTAGATATAGATGCTGCATTCGCAGAGATGATAGAGGAACAGAATGACTAGACGTAATCCATACACAGTAATTGGTACACACTGTGAGTACGAAGTTAATTCAGCACATGACCTAATGGTTAAAGCTGGACTTGACTGGAAGGTTACATTAGAAAATGTATTTATTAATGCAACCGATCCACTTGAAATACCAGATAGATATGCAACAGTTAAGTGGACTGATGCAGGAGTTGAACCACTAGCAGTAGTAGGTTCACGATACAAAGTATTACAAAACAGTGAGATCTTCTCATGCCTTGACGACATCGTTAACAACAGCGATGCACGTTACGGTGCAGCAGGAGAACTTAAAGGTGGCAACGTAGTATGGGCAACCATTGAACTACCAGCTAACGTAACAGTAGGTGACGATCCACATAATGCATATGTAATTGCACGTACATCACATGATGGTAGTATGCCATTCCAAATGACACCAGTTGTTAATCGATTGAGCTGTACTAATCAGATCAATGCAGCCATGATGAGTGGTAAAGCTAAAGGTATTTACTACCGTGTTAAGCACAGCCCTAACAGCAGTATCAACCCAGATGATATCCGAAAAGCATTTAAAATTATGAACGAAGATGTTCAAAAGTATGCAACAGTATCGTCATACCTACGTTCAATTGAATTCAGTAACGAAGAGTTCAAGAACTTTGTTAAGCGAGTGTACCCACTGCCTAGCAAGATTGAGTTCTCACCATACGAGATGCTCAGTGCAGGTGAACGTACATCTAAGACAAGAGTAGAACGTAACAGAGCTAGTGCATTGAACGTATGGATTGGTGAGACAGACACGCAACACAACATTAAGAACACTAAGTTCGGTGCATTCCAAGCTATCGTGGAAGCAACCGATCATTTTAGTAAAGACTATAGCAAGCAAGCAAGCAAGATGATTCTCGGCACAGACATAGCCGTGAAGTCACGAGCACTACAACTATTAGGAGTAAGCAATGGGTCTTGACATGTACCTAAATGTAAGTGAAAGAATTAGTAGCCATGATTTTAATAGAGTTGATAATCAAGTAAGCTATACAGATAATCCTAGATACAGTAATGTTATTGAAGCAGCAGGTATCAAGGTAAAAGATAATACAGCATCATCAGTATCAGTAGAGTGGACTGCTATCTACTGGCGTAAAGCTAATCAAATTCATAACTGGTTTGTAACCTACTTAGCTGATGGAGTTGATGAATGCCAACGCATATCAGTAGGTAGGGGTGATCTAGTTATACTACATGACAGATGTAGTACATTACTTGACACAAGATCAAATGAATTAGCTATGGAATTACTGCCACCAACATCAGGATTCTTCTTTGGATCTATTGATATTGATGAGTGGTATTGGTCTGACATTGAAGAAACACACAAGCAACTGACTGAGTTGCTTGATGAGATCACAGAAGAAAACAAATGGAACTATGAGATTGAGTATCAAGCATCATGGTAGAGTTAGCAGAAGATCACTTTGCTATTGATGGATTCAGGGCTGATGTGTTAATAAGTCCAGATACATTAGAGTATTTACAAAAGATTAACGAAGTAGTAATGGAAGGTGAATGCATGTGGTTTAAAAGTTTAACTACATGTAGGTATGACCCATACACAGGAGATGTATTTTAATGGAATGTTGCAAGCTAGACATAGAAGAACTATACAAGCAAGAAGACGAAGATGTCTGCGAGTCATGCTATGATCGTATCGAAGCACACATAGAAGACATGATGCTTAGTAGAGCCAAAGAAGATTTCTATGATAGGAATAGACACTATGATTAAAATAAATGGATACGAATTACCAGCACATGTATCTTATTCAGCACTGACAACCTACCTTGATTGCGGTTGGAAGTATTATCTTACACGAGTGGAAAAGTTAATTGAACAACCAACCTGGTATCTAGCAGGTGGTAGTGCAGTACACACAGCGACCGAGATGTATGATAAAGAACTATTTGAAACAGAAGGTAAGTAATGAATAAGTATTGGGAAGCAGCATGGGCTGCACAACAAGCAGAACAACTAAAGAAAACAGGCGTTGATCAGGCACAATGGAAAGCATCTGGTCGTGCAACCAAAGCTAATCCTAATAAAGAAGATGGTGATTGGTGGAATGTAAATGGTTCAGAGATGGTTGACTCATGGATTACATGGCGTAATGGTACGCACCCACTAACTATGTGGGAAGTACAACCTGGAGTACCAGCTATTGAACTAGCACTTACACCTATCTGGAATGACATACCAGTACAGATGCACATTGATAGAGTAATGATTAATCCTGATGGTGAACTAATTGTATTAGATATCAAAACAGGTGTACGTACCCCATCGTCAGACTTGCAGTTAGCATTCTATGCTGCAGGTATGGAAGAAATGTTAGGCATCCGTCCGCGCTATGGTGCGTACTGGATGGCTAGGTCTGGTCAAACTAGTGAACTAATTGACCTAGACTATTTTAGTAAGGATGATATCATTGAGATTGTTACTAAGTTTGACACGGCTCGTAAAGCAGAGCTGTTCATACCTAACCTTAATCACTGTATAATGTGTAATGTAAAAGACCAATGTAAATACAAAAGAAAAGGATAACAAGTGTTCGTATCTAAAAAAGAATGGAACTTAATCAACGAAGACATTCGTGAACTTCAAGACGAATTGTTTACTGTACAATATAATCTTAAAAGATTAGTTGATGCAGACGAAAAGGCAAAAGCAAAAGAAAGACACCCATCTTCACCAAAGAAAACAACAACAAAGAAAGTAGAGAAGAATGGAAAGTAATTACGTAGTAAATGTAAAGACTAAAGTAGGTACTATCATTACCGTACGTGGTAGTGATGCTACTGAGTTTGAGAATAACATCAATGCTCTTATTAGTAACGGAGTTAATAACAGCATTGCTGCCATGGAAGAATTGTTTCTTGGAACGCAACCCAGTCAATCCAGTACTGCAAGAATCAATACAGTGGTTGATGCGCTAGGTGGTACAGTAATTAGTGAGACACCATTCGCACCAGTAGCACCACCATCAGTAGCAGGGGTTACAGCAGGCTCAGCCAGCAGGACTTGTATTCATGGTGTAATGACTAAGCGTGAAGGTGTAGGACCATACGGACCTTACAAGGCTTACATGTGTCCAACAGCTAAGGGTACACCAGATCAGTGTAAAGCTATCTATCTGAAAACCAACGACCCAGACTACGCTACGTTCTAGTCGCATAGGTTTGACTGGGTAGTGTAGTGGGGAAGGCTACCTACCCAGTCAATTATTTATTGGGAGATAAATGAAAACATTAAGCAGAGCAGTAGGTCGTCCTGATATTGGTGGTGAGCCAATGCCTACAGTATTCAGGACGTTTGACAATAACCAAATCGTATTGCGAAGAGCAGAAGTAAGTATGATTGCAGGCACACCAGGTGCAGGTAAGTCAACACTTGCACTAGCCCTAGCACTACGTATGCAAGCACCAACGCTATACCTATCAGCAGATACTAATGCTCACACTATGGCTATGCGTTTGTATTCAATGATTACAGGAGTAAGTCAGAGTGAAGCAGAAAAAATCATATCGGAAGACCCAATCAATTCTAGGAATAACCTTGCTCTTGCCAGCCATATTTATTGGAGCTTTGATAGTGCCCCTAGTCTTAGTGATATCGACGATGAGGTTACCGCGATTGAGGAGTTACTTGGAGAAGCACCTGCCTTAATTGTTATTGATAACCTTATGGATATTAGTATGGACGGCGGAGAAGAATTCAGTAACATGCGTAGTGCACTTAAAGAACTTAAGTACTTAGCAAGAGATACTAACGCCGCTATCCTAGTGTTACATCACACACAAGAAGGTTATGTCGGGGACCCATGCCAACCAAGATCATCCTTGCAAGGCAAGGTGGCACAGTTACCTGCACTAATCCTTACCGTTGGACAGAGCAACGGATTGCTAGGTGTAGCTGCAGTTAAGAATAGATACGGTAAGGCAGACCAGTCTGGTAAGACACCAGTATGGTTACAGTTTAATCCAGAGTATATGTTTATAGCAGACCTAGAGGAAGCCAGATGAAAGGTGTAAACGGAGCTTATGTTCGTGACAACCCTAATCCAAAACCAGAACTAACAGATGAAGAACTATATCAAAAAGCATTAGATGATATAGAATTTTTACGAGCAGCTAACCGTGGATTAAAAGCTGAGTTAGCAATTTCAAATGACATTAGATACAAACAGCATCTAAAAATAGTTGAGTTAGGAGTACCAAATGGAGCGTATTAATTGGGATACAAACAACCCAGTAGAGTATGACGACGACGATGAGTAAATCTAAACAGAAAGGTACTGCTGCAGAGACAGCGGTAGTCAACTGGTTACTAAGTAAGGGACGCAAGCATGTTGAACGTAGATCTCTTAACGGAGTCAATGATCGAGGTGATATTGCAGGTGTGCCTGGAGTTGTACTCGAAGTAAAAAACTGTGTAAAGATGGAACTATCAGCATGGTTAAAAGAACTAGAAGTTGAAATGATCAATGATAAAGCTGACACAGGTGTAGTGATTCATAAGAAGAAAGGCACTACGGATGTAGGTCTGTGGTACGCAACTATGCCAGTATCGATATGGTTTAAACTAATAGAAGAAGCAGGATACTAATGGATGTACCACCTATTGCTGCAATCATAGAGCACTACGGTGGTAGATTACGTAGAGACTATGGCAGTTGGCAAAAGATTAAGTGTCCATTCCATGACGATAGCCATGCATCAGCAGGCGTATCAGTTACAGATAACATCTTTGTATGTCATGGCTGTGGAGTAAAAGGAAATGCATTTAACGTAATCAAAATACACGAAGGAGTTAAGTACGGTGAAGCTATCAAGATCGCAGAAGGTATTACTGGAGAAAGCTACAAGTCATTACGAGGAGTACCTTCCATTGGCAGAAGAGTACCTAGCCAAGCGAGGGATAAGTCTAGAGACAGCTCAAGAGATTCGATTAGGAGTCGTCGTTGATCCATTAGCTGGACAAGAAGCATTTGTAAATAGACTAGCTATCCCATACATAACACCAACAGGTGTAGTAGATGTAAGATTTAGATCAATGGGATTAGAAGAACCTAAGTACATGGGTATGCCAGGAACTTCTACTAGATTATACAATGTGAATGCTCTGCATACAGCAGGGAATTTTATAGCAGTATGTGAAGGAGAAATAGATGCTATCACTCTTAGTTATTCTTGCGGCATTCCTGCTGTGGGTGTTCCTGGAGCTAATGCTTGGAAACGGCACTACGGACGCTTACTGGCAGACTTTGAAACTATCTATGTTTTTGCTGACGGTGATCAGCCTGGCTCTGATTTTGCAAAGAGTCTAAGTAAAGAGTTTAATAGTGTTATCATTATGCAGATGCCTGAAGGTGAGGATGTTAACTCAATGTACTTACGTAATGGATCTGGATACTTCACAGAAAAGATTGCAGCATGACAACTAAAGAAGACTTAAAAGAACTAGAAGAACACGAAGCTAAACTAAAGGATTACAATGCAGGACTTCAGCGAACAGGAAATAAACCACATCTTCCAAGCCCTAATCAATATGGGTTTAAAAGTTGTGGATGTGAAATATGCGAACGGACTTACTCTAACATTAAAGAGACCAACGCTAAAATAAAACCACCATTAGAGTTTGAAGCAGCCATCATAGCTCGCAAAGCTATTGAGTTACTAGTGCAAAAGCATGACGACTATGGACCAAGCAACATCTCTGATGCACCAGGTGGACCATTGAACGGACTAAGTGTTAGGCTACATGACAAGGTAGCAAGACTAAACAATCTATTGTCAAACAATAAAGAACCACAAAACGAAAGTGTACAAGATACATTCATTGACATCTTTAACTATGCACTCATTGCCTTACTGGTAATCGAAGGCAAGTGGGATACTACTAAGTAGGTAAATATGAAAACAGTTATAGTGATACCTGACATGCAAGTTCCTTACCATGATCCCCGTGCTGTACGTGCAGTACAAAACTTTGTGGGTGACTACCAACCAG